GTCGGTGCGGGTGCTGCCGTCCGCAAAGCGGATGCGATGCGGCAGGGGCGCTGGGATGGATTGGCGGTGGGAGTAGAGCATGACTAAATGGCCACCTTGGCGCTGGAATAAGCGAAACCACCTATAGAAGTTAAAGTTCCAACTGTTACTGTGGCAACGTAGCCGTAACTTGTGTTGTCAGCCGAGCTTTGTAGGTCAAAAGATTCGGGAAATCTACTTGCACCGTAGAGGCAAAAGATCTTTATGTGGCTCACGGTTTTAGTTGAGCCGAGATCCAGTGTGATTGTCGCCGTTGACCGTATGCTGCTCCAGCTTTGAACGTACGAACGGGTGGCTGTGCTTGTAATGCCATCAACAAGATAACTATTTTGACCGGCATCCCATGTGATGTTGCTTGTGCATGTAATTCCGGTATGCAGAGTGTTGCCGTCGTAAACTTCAATCTCGCCAAAGTCTAAAGTATCACTATCAAGTGCCGTGTTGGCAAAATTTGCTAACCGAAAGTACCTTGCTGTGTATGCCCCAGGAAAAGGCCAAATCCCCGCCCTTTGTGCCACGCTCTGCTCATTCTGAAACCACAGTCCCGATGCCGAGCTGGTTGTAGGCGTCCGCCTGACGCCCATTAAGCCACCGTTAAAGCCAAGCATCAGCTGATGTCCTCATAGGAGATGACCAGCTCCAGGTCGCCAGTGGCGCTGGCCTGTGCGCGGAGGCTGTGGCCTTCCTCCAAGTAGATGTAAGCCTCGCGTGTCACGAGCACCTGCGTAGCGTCAGCCGGTACGGCGATGGTCTTGCCGATCGCAAACCCCGTCGTGCCGTTGTAGTGCTCCAGGCTGATGTCGGCTGCTGCGGTGCCGTCCACGTTGGCGCAGTACACCGAATTGATTTTCAGCACCTTGCCGCTGCTGGAGCCATTGCTCAGCGCTGCAGCCATTGAGGTGGTGACGGCGTAGCCCACGGTCTTGCCGGTGACCGTCGTGACGGAGCTGCCGCTCTTGATATTGGGGGCTGCCATAACGTCAAGACTGCAAACGTCTAATCAGTGTGCTTCCAGCTTAGCGATAGCTAGGTGGCATCTTCAAATAGCAGCGGAGAGCTTTCGGGCAAGGCTTGCCACGTCATCCAATACGCAGGCGATTCGGTTGCTGCTCCTTGCTCGTACAAGAAGATGTCGCTGCTGGTAAATGCCCAGTCACTCCAGAAGCTTGCCTCGTCGCCAGTAATCACAGAAGCTGTGCCACCCACGAGGCTGATCGTGATGCTCTCCTGAAGACCATCGCCGCCAATGACTTGAGAAGCCGAGCCGCCAGCAATGGATAGTGTGACACTCTGCTGCAGGCCGTTGGTTGAAGTGGCGCTGCCGAATGCCAGAGTGATGATCACTGCCAACTCAGCGCCACTGGCAAACGCACCATCAGGCGGCACGGTTTCAAGCGCCAGTTCGACGTTATAGCGCCCGCAGTAGACGTCATCCACGGATGGCGGGTCCGTGTAGCGCCAGCGGTAACTGGTCAGCTCGTAGTCGCTGATGGTGGTGACACCGCTCCAGATGCTGGACGGCAAGGTAAAGCTCTCAAAGCTGCCGAACCGGCCTTGGTAGTGGCTGAGGATGCTGAGCATGTCAGCTTCAGCCAGGGCGATGAAACTCAGCCGCACTGAGCTGCTCAGCATCACATTGCTATGACGCACGCGATTCTGCAGGCCGTTGTAGGTGGTGAACGGCGTGTGCGGATACTCACCTGGCGTGAAGGCGCGTGTGGCTGGCGTCAGAGAAGGAAAGGTAGCCATTACGGAGCGTACGGCGGCGCGTTTGGATCGCTGTCATAGATAAGCGTTTGCACTCCGCCAATCATTTCAAAGATTCGCCATGTTCTGATTTGCGGTGGAGACACTCGACCATTCGGGGCAAGTGAGCCATTGCTGGCTACATTGCCAGCTTCATCTAGCCTGTACATGTTGCCGTCTACCGTGCTCCACGAAGGTGAGCCATAGCTAAGAGCAAGCATCGTCGACCAAACTAGTACACCTGGTGACGCTGGCCCAAGTATGGTTAGCTCTTGATCTTGATAGATGTACTGATTGGCGGCGGCTGATCTGCCGCCTGTTGTAGAGCTTTCGTATGTAGAACCGTTAAAGCATTTTGTGATTGATGTATAAACTCCAGTCTGAGTGCTACCGATCGCCAGAATCCCAGGTGACGTGCTGTTGAGCCATGTTGGCATTGCTTGCCCAGGTTCATTCACTACGCTGATGGGATTGCCTGAAGTGTTAAACGTAACTGTTGCGAGCTTTGTGCCGTCCTTGAACCACGTAATTGATTCGGTTTGATTGACGCCGCACGGGCCGTAAGGGCCATAGTACGGAGCCAAAGTGCTACCGACACCAGCCGTAATGTCTGCTGGGAATAGGGGGTTTGGAGGGAAAGACGTTGAAGCGTCCAACCCATCATCAGCATTGCCGGTGTCGCCAGTCGGCGCTGAATCGTTGAAGCCCAGTCCGCCGCCGCTAGGTGATAGCTCCAGTGGGTCATCACCATCAGCAGCCGTGAACGTCTCAGCCGGGATGGTGTTGTCGCTGCTGGAGTTCACATCACAGCTCACGCCGGTGCGGCCACTTGGCAGGATGATGCCGGTGCCGACAGCAGCAGCCACATCCAACGCGATCAGGCTGCGGCCTTGGTCGTCGATCGGGAAGTGTGTAGCCTCATAGCTCACATCACCCGCCAGTGTCTTGGTGATCCGCTCCACCTGGTAGAGGTAGTCATGCACTGAGTTGGTGTAGGTGGTGTTATCACGCGCCAGCTGCACGCGGATGATGTCGCCAGCGCTGATGAGCGTGTTGTGCTCCTGCGGCCTGGCTGCAAAGCGGATGGTGTGCGTGGTGTAGAGCCGCTTGGCCAGGATGTAGGCGCCAACCTTGACGGCGTGATCCTCGCTGGTGCAGAACGTCGAGAGATCATGCGACTCATACGGCCCAGTCTCGGCGGTGCCGCTGTAACGCACCTCAGCGGTGCGGATGATGCCAATGTCGCTCTCCAGCTGCTGGCGCCAGATCACTTGCGCCACGAACGGCTGCCGGTCCGCCAGTGACAGATAGTTGATCTCCAGCGTGCCGGGCAGCACGGTGTCTTCGGTGAAGGTGTATTCCGCCGTGATCGCCGTGGTCTTGATGGCGCTGCCGGCAGTCACCGGCAGCAGTGGCCGCAGCCCACGTTTGCCGCCTGCGCTGCTCTCAGCCAGCAGGAAATAGGGCGCCAGCCTGGCGGCGAGGTCTGAGTAGTTGGTACTTTCGCGGATCTCAAGGTTGCAGGTGAAGCCGTTCACCTCAAGGAACGTGGCTGCTGCCAGCAGGGCGGTGTTGTCGATCATCGCCGCTGGCACCCTGCTGGTATTGACCAGCAGCCACTTCACCAGGTCCGCAAAGTTGTCGCTGGGCCCAGTCACACTGTCGTAGATCCGGGTCACGGCCATGCCCCCACGGATGAACAGATGCACCTGGCGGTTGTACTGATCGAAGCCGTCAGGGATGGTGACGTTGAAGCTGAGCGTGCTGATGCCGGGGTAGCTGCCGACGGTGCCGCAGAAGAACGGCGCCTCGGGCAAATCCTTACCGGCACGCTGCACGAAATAGTTGCCGGGTGTCCAGGTGCCAGCCCTGCGGTCGTAGGTCTGCGTGTGAGCGCCAACGCGGCAGGCACGCTGAAACACATCCTTGACCGGGATGCTGTCAAGCTGGCCCTCGCTCAGTACCAGCATGTAATAGGCGGTGACGTTGTTGCTGGCGTCATTCTCGAAGCGTGCTTCGGTGGCGCCGGGACTGATCAGGATGCCGCCTTTGCTGTTGCGGAATCGGGCGAACACGATCGGCACCGGCTCACCAATCTGCGCGAACCGCTGCGGGCTATCCAGCTCTGTGGTGCCCTGCGCGGCGGTTGCATCAGCTGGTGCATTGATCTGACCGGCCTGGATGGCCAGCAGTGCCAGTGGATCGCTGGAGGAGAGAAAGCTCACTGCCTGATGCCCTGCCCCATGATCGCCAATGTCAACCGGCGCGGCGGCACTTGCGCTCCAACGGGAGACAATGCCGAGCCGAGTTGTATGGTCAGGCTAGTCAATCCGCCATTGCCGCCAACCACTTGGCCGGTGTATGCAGCCACCAGCTCTTGCCCAGCTTGCGGTGTGTTGTTGCCGGCGGTGGAATCGAACTGGTAGATGCTGAGATCCACCAGGCGGCCATCGCTGATGGCAGCAAGAAACGCATCTAACACCAGGCCGGTTGCTGCAGCGGTAACAGAGACTGACTCTTCAGTGCCACTGCTACCGGCGGTGATGCCATCAGCAATGAACGGCACGTAGTTCCAGCTGGCGCCGGACCATGTAACGCTGGTGTTGGCGTAGTAGCTCTGCCAGCGCTGGTAGGTGGTACCACCGGCGTCATAGATACGGAGGTATTGGCTTTGCGCTCTCATCAGGCAATACCTAGCGCGATGCGTGCTGATGGCGTGCGCAGACGGCCGATCACGCCTTCAGCGGTCAACCGCATGGCACGTTCCATGTCGGTCACGGTGACATAGCGCTGGCCGTCGAACTCCATCACCGGGCCGGTGGTTACGTTGATTGTAAGAGGGGGTGCTCCAGCGCCGGAACCTTCGGAGGGGATGGCGTCTTCGCCGCGTTTGCCGAAGAGGTAGCTGGTGGCGAAACCGGCGGCCTTGGACTCGGGCACGATGTATTCGGATTCGCCGCCTTCACCGATAAGGCCGAGCGTGGGGCGATTTACGACGCCACCTTTGGCGAATGCCTTGAAGCCTCCAGGCCAAAAAGCACCATCAGCAGCATACAGTTTTGTTGTTTTATTGCCGACTGTTATCGAACCCCTAAGTGTTTTTGCTGCTGGTTGTTTATTGCTGCCGGCTAGTCCGCCAGTACGGAAAGCCCGCTCTATATTGTTAGCAGCGATATTTGCGTTATACGCGACATCGGACATTGCGGAAGCAAGTATGCGTGTTTTTTGAGTTCCGACTTGGATTACACCGGCAAGTTGGCTAGACTGATTCTTGACATCTATAGCCTGGAAGGCTGCTACGGCAAGGGAACCGGCGAGGCTGTCGGCGTTCTTTTGTGACAGGCCTATTTCTGTTGTAGTTAGTTTTTGGGCAAGTGCGCCTTCTAGCTGAACTATTTTTGTTTTATACACAGCTGCGGCAATGGTGTCTTGATTAGCTGCAATTTGTTTAGCCGCTTCTACTTGATCGTAGGCGAACTGTACAACATCAATTTGCGTACCCAAGAGCACGTCGTAACCAGATGCGATAGCATCAATTTGCTTTGAGGTTGCCCCGTTTCGCGCAGCTTCAAGAATAGTGAGTTGTTTTTGTGCTACATACTTGCGATACTGCAGCTCTGCAAGTTTTGCTTCGATAGCAGCTCTTTGTATGAGCAGCTGGTTGTTTAGTTTTGATTGGACGTATTCAATTTGTGCAGCACGTACTTGCTGCTGGAACTGAGCAATGGCGATGTTGTACCGCTGGGTAGAAGTAGTGGCGAGTTGATACTGGCGCTCCAGTTGGGCGCCGTACAGGTCGTTGAGTGCGGATTCGGCCGATAACTGGGACTGGCGGACGTTGTTGCTTGTCTCCAGGGCGGTCTGTTGACGCCGGATGGCTTCGGCAGCGCGGTCGTAGCGTTCGTTAATAGCGTCCATCGCTAAACCCTGCTCCTGCAGCAGAGTTTTTATGCGTACTTGCTCGATAGCTAGGGCTTGTGCAACTTGGATTTGCCGGACGCCTTTTTCTACTTGGGCTGCGGTAGCACCTGCGTTATCTCTACGGAATTGCAGGATCTTTTCTTCGTACTCGGCGTTTATCCGATTGATTTCTAGTCCGCGATCTAGTTCGATGTTGATGAGTTTTTCGGCTGCAGTGCGTCCGAGAGTGCGTTGTTTTTCAAGGGCCAGATTTTTGGCAGTATTGTAATTTTGGTTGACTTGTTTGTCGATGGCAGCTTGGAGCACAGCGTTGCGCTTTTCTTCCTCTTCCGTGATGGCTTTTGTGCCGTTAAGTAGGCGATTGTAGTAACGTGCAATCCACGGAAACTTATTCATTACTTGTCTAGCAAGCGATGCGCCCCAGGCACCTACTGTGGTGACAAGAAGGTTTGTATATTGAAGAATTTTTGTGAATCCGCTAAGAATTAGCGATAGAGCACTAACAAACGGAACGCCGATAATAGATAGTGTGCCGGATACAGCACCTAAGAACTGGTTCCAGATGTTGACGAGCACGTTTGCGTTGCCCGATATGTCGGCAACTGCCTGAGGGATCATGCCGGTTTGAGTTGCCACGGCGTCAGCGGCGATGGCTTGGGCTTTTTGGGCGTCGCCGGCTTCGATGAGGCGGCGGACAGTTGTATCCAGCTCGGCGTTGACGAATACGACGCTTTCGCGCAACTTGTCCATGTCGAGCATGTCCAGCGCGTTGCCGATTTCGGTGATGCGCCGCTGGGCGTCTTCGAGGATCTGGCCGATGGCGGAACCAAGGATCTGCCCACCGAAACCTTCACCGAAGAAGGAACCGATAAGGCCGCCAGCCACTTGACCAGCGCCGCCGCCAAACAGCAGCGGGAAGCCCAAGCCCAGTGCCATGTTCTCTCCACTGGGATTCGGATTAAAACCGAGCCCGCCGCCACCTTTCTTTGGAATACCACCAGGGGGCATGGCAGGGCCTTGCGGGCCAAAGCCGGCGTTACCCATCCTGCCTTTAGATGCTTCGTATTCGGCTATCTGCTGCAGTTTCTGTCGGATGCGCTCCAGGCGTTCAAGGCGGCGTCTTTCGATGCCCTCGATTGTTTGTAGTCCACGTCCAGCGGCATTAAGCATTGCGCTATCCGGCAATGCTTTGACACGGGATAGTTTTTCGGCTTGCTGGAAAATACCGGCGTACAGCGGAACAAACTGAGATAGGGGGCGTACTTGCTCTTTTAAGGCTTGTGCAAAGCGCAGGGCAGTATCCGCCTGGTCTTGCGTTCGAGCACCTCCAAGGCGCTCAACAGGCCCGGTAATCAACGAACGAGCGCCGCCGCTCATAGCTGGTGCCCCAGGAGCTGCTGGTGCAAGTAGCAGCTGTGGAGGCGGAGCAGCAGCATTAAGTTTTGCGACTTCTCTGGCTATACGCTGCTGGCGATAGAACTCGGCCGTTTGACGACTCGCGGCCTGAGCCGCTTCATTGGTGCGGTCAATGAAATCAGCCTGTCGCCTATTAAGTAGCTCAATCTGAGCGGCACTCTCTGCGGCGGCAGCAGCTTGTTTGTCTAGAGCAGCTTGTACTGCAGCTGCTTTAGCATCCAGTTCTGAGTTTTCTAGTTGTACTTGTTTGTTGTATAGGTGCTGCTGTACGGCAGCTAGTTCTTGAACCCCTTGTGTCGAGGCTTGGCGTAAATCAATCTGCTCTTGTATGAGTTTATTCTGTCGATCTGTTGCTGCGTTAGCGTTACCCAAAGCGGTAACGTAGTTGTCAATTGCGGTTTTTTCTAGATCAGTTCCAGCGGCTACTTGATTTAATCTACGTGCGGCTTCGGCAAGTTGAGCGTTAAAGGTGTCAAGTGTAGTTGTAGGACCAATCCTTTTTTTAGCGATGTCATCTATTTTCTGACCTAGCTCTGTAAGCTTTGTCTGCAGAGTATTTACAGCTGCTTGGCCTCTGACGACAATGTTGATGTCGGCTGTATAGGCCACGATGTCGTTCCGCCGTAATCTGGTACTTCAGTTTACGCCGTAAAAAAGCCGCCGGGTTAGCGGCGGCGTTTGGCCTTGTCTATGGCGGCTTGCTCGGCGTCGTGGCGGATCTTGTAGTACAGGCTCCAGCCGAGTAGTTCGTCTTCGGTCATGCGGCTGCGGAGTTCAGCCAAGGTCAGGCCCAGTTTTTCGGCAACGTAGAACTGGGTTTGGAGGTAGGTGTCCTTTTTGAGGGCAGCCTCAAACGCTTTTGGTGTCGGTCTCCTCCGAATCGTCGGTCAGGATCGCCAGCATCAGGGCCTGGAGGTCTTTGTCTTTGACTTCGTTTTTGAGCACGTCGAGTTCGGCGGCTTTGAACATGCGGGCGCCAGTGTCATCGCAGGCTTTGTTGATCAGCAGCTGGATGGCGAAGGCGGTGGCGTCGTCGGACTTGGCCTGCTTCTGGGCACGCTCGCGCTCGGCCATGGTCAGCGGCGTCACCCACATCTCAAATACGGAGCCGTCGCTCAGTACAACTTCCTTTTTGGTGGGCTCCAGGTTGGCCGCTTTGCGAAGGCGTTCCAGTGGGCTCAGAGGTGCGGAGGCAGCCATGGGCTAGGTTGATGGGTCACGCATTAGTGTAGCGGAGTAGAAATAAAAAACCCCGGCGGGAGAGCCGGGGTTCGGGGATCCATCACACCAGCAGGTTATCAGGACTTGTAGAGGTCGAAGGTGGGAGCAGCGCTCGGGCGGAAGGCGATTTCCACGCTCTGGCCGTCGTCGGGGTTGACGGTGAGGCTGGCCGAGGTCAGGATCACGGGCACGGTGATGGAACGGCTGAGGGTGTCGTTCACGGTGCCGCTGACCGAGATGCGGTCGATGTACAGCTTGACCGTGGCGCCAGTTTGGTTGAACTGGATCACGTCCTCGATCATGCGGCTGGACAGTGCCGTGTCGTCGTCGGTCGTGTAGACCGTAGCAGTGCCAGAACCGTCCGCAAAGCCGGTGATGTAGTTGCGGAAGGGGGCGTACTGGGTGGCTGCCTGGCCGATGGTGGTGACGTCGATCTCGGAGCGGGTGATCTCAAAGCTCCAGTCGCGCACGCTGCCCACAGCTACTGGGGCGGTGTACACGATGCTGGCGAAGTTCGCGCCAAACACGGAGGGTTGAGCGGTTGCCGTAGCGGCAGCGCCACCAGCCGTCGAGCTGATGGTCATGATGCCGGTGGCGGGGACGTAAGTCTTGACGAAGTACGCACCAGCGGCGATTGCGTTGGTGGTCGTGGCGCCGACGGGGTAGGTCAGGGTCACGGGATCGTTGACCTTGAAGCCGAGGTAGGTGCCAACGGTGATGTTGGAGCCGGTGGAGGGGAAGGCGGTTGCGGCGAGCGTGGTAACGGACGTACCAGCGGGGGAGTAGTACAGGGCGCCGGAGGTGCCCGAAAGAACGGTGGCCATGGGAGGTACCTAAAGAGGTGTGGACGCGGGCACGGCCCGGCTTAGTACAGGTTAGCTCCAGTGATTGGAACTATTAAGTTGTGATGGTTGCTTGGAAGCCGGTCTCAATGCGAGATATAAAGAATGGCGTAAAAGCGCGGCGGGATTGTTGATCGGGGACAGTGCCGCTGAAGTTGGGGCTGAACGAGGGGCCTTCGATTGGGCCGGTGCGGGTGTAGATGCCTGTTGATTGCTTAGGTGTGTCATTGATTGTCTTAAGAATGTCGTACGCGACTTGGATTAGTTCTTGATTGCGGGCGGGGCCTTTACCTTTCGGGGTGTAGGCGCGGATGACGATTACGCCGCGCACGTATTCGTGGTTGGTTGTCAGGCTGGATTCGGTTGTTAGGCCGAACTGGATGTTGACGTGGACAAACTCCTCGGCGCTGTCGGCGCCATCGTTCATCACGTTGTCGAAGTACACCGGGACGGATGGCACCAGTGTGTTGTATGCCGTCAGTAGCGGGGCCTCGAATACGGCGCGGATATTCTGGTAGTTCATCGGCGTCTCATGGCGATCTCGATTGCCTTATCAATAGCACCGGCACGCAGGTAGATGCTGAACCAGTCCATTGGAGCGGTGCGCCTGTTTCCGCCTGTGCCGGTTAACAAGCCTCGAATACCTTTTTGGCGCTCGCCTCTTTTTTCGATGGGCTTAATCGGTTTCGTGCCTGGATCTATAAAGAAGCCCGGTTCCATGTCAGTAGCTACATCGGCATAAGGAGAGAAGTTGCTGATTGTGAATACGATTTTGTTTTTGGTGAGAAACGAACGAACCACTTGCTGGCCGCTGAGTGCAGGAGTGTAAATAGGTTGGGGTTTGCCAGGTGCTCCAGTGCCGCCTTGGATTCCAGTTGGGGATGTAATTTGCCAGGAGTTGGAGAAACTGCCGGACCATGCTGGACCGCGTGTTTGTAGATCGCGGACGATTTTTTCGGCAGCACGCTTGGGACCGTTGTAGACCGTCGTAGCAGCTACTTGATCCAGTTCTTTTATGAGGTTCCAGATGCCGTTACGGGCCATTATTGGGGCCTCGCAATGAGGGTGTGGTAGATGGGGGAGTCGCCGCGTACTGTTTTGACGTTGATGATGCGGGCGGTTTTCGTGGTGCTGTTGTCGGTGTATTCGATGCGGTCGCGGATGCTTGGGGCGTATGTACCAAGCTCGGTGTTGCCGATGATGAGTTTGAGGTCGGTGGTTTGGTAGGTGCTGTCGAACTCTTCGGGGTTGACTTGGGTGATGATGGCGCGGACCGTGAAGGAGACTTCGGCGCCGCTGACTAGGCCGGTTGTCGGGTTGTAGGTTTCGGTTGTGGCGGCCTTGATGTAGGTAATGTCGGAGCCCCAATCCGTCAAAAGCGGGCCGGGGATGGGGGCGAAGGTGGTGTCGATGAGGCTCATGTCAACCTCTCAGCAGGCGGACGGCGTAGTTGGCGGCGCCGGATTGGCAGTAGGGGCCGAGGTAGGACTGGAGCCAGGGGTAGACGTCGAAGACGTTGTTGATGACGCCGGAGGTGGTGGAGCTGGATTTGTACTTGACTTGGAGGTCGCCCAGTTTCACCTCGTCGTAGATGCCGGTTGTGCCAGTGCTGCCGGTGATGGCGTTGGTGTCGTTGGCAAGGGCGCGGGCGAGTTCGTAGGTAGCAACCTTGACGCCTTCGGGGATCAAACTGCAGGCGAGGTCAACGTCATCGACGGTGTAGTTGTCGCGGGGCCACTTCAGGGCTTGGGTGGTGGTGCAGCGGTCGCCGTAGAAGCTGAGGCCGTCGATCCAGCGGGTGGCGGAGATGAGGGCGCGGTTTTTGGCGTCGGTGCTTTTGCCGGTCCAGTCGCTGCTGTCGGGGACGGTCTCGAAGTAGGTATCGGCAGCAGCCAGCGTCACATAGCTGTTAGCCGAGGCTCCGCTAAGAGTGGCGTCAACGACTGCAGGCACGGTCAATAAAGCCTTTGTTTGAGTCTACTGCGCGTGGGGCGGGTGCTTGTTTTGGGCAGGATGCTGGCGTGATAGACGGTGCCGCCCTCCAGTTCGATGTCGGCGGCGCGTTCTAGGTGTTGGCCGTAAGGGACATCCTCGTGCCAGTGGCGACTATCCTGTAACACGTAGAGACGTACCATGCTCATGCCCGCTCGCAAGTCAACTGAGGCCAGCGTAGAAGCCGAGGCCCAAAAAGAAAATTCTGCATTGCCCGGTAATGCAGTGAGGAAGTTGGAGGAGGTGGCGCTGGAGGTGCGGCGGCTGCAGGTCGAGGAGGGACTGGGTACGCAGGAGATTTCTACGCGGCTCCAGGTCAGCCTTGCTGTGGTAACGCAGTTGTTCCTGCAGTCTTACAAGATGACGATGAATACGCCGGAAGTGTTTGAGTTGCAGGAGAGGGTGCGAGTGGGCAGCTGAGTTAGATGTGCTTCCAAGTTTGACGCAACAGTATTTTGGATACTGTTGCAGAACTGATACCGTACTTAACTCCAAAACGCTCTAGATAACCTGGCTCGCGGTCTGTTTCAGCTCGCATAGCCAGGACTTTTTCTGTTGTCATCTTGGCAAGATGTTTAAGATCTTCGCCGTATCGTGTGGGGGGCTTCGGACTCAGACCCATAGCGTATGAGTGACGCATGTTTTCTGTTTGCGTCACGTACTCCAAGTTCTCTAGGCGATTGTCCGTCTTGTCCCCGTTTATGTGATTGGTCACGTGTTTTTCAGGACGTGGCCCGACCCACGCTTCTAGCACCAGTACGTGTACCAGTCTTGTGCGGAAACCTTTTACCGTTTTGAGATTTACTTGTTTGTACCCCTGTGTGTGATTTGTTGCCTTCAGTGCGAAGGGCTCCAGCTTGTGGTGGCTGATAATTTCTCCATTTTTTGATGCGCTGTAACCGATTACAGAGGGGATGGGGCGCAGTTCCATGAAAAAAGGGCCTCGGATGAGGCCCATATCATACCGCATGTAGTGCGGTTTATCAGTACGCCGTTAGGTCGAAGGGTGTGTTCACGAGCAGGCGGCACAGGGGCACCTGCTTGGCGGCGCTGTAGACGAGGCTCCAGCTGGCGGTGTCGCCCAGGTTGCCGGTGGTGGCAGCGTTGGTTGGGTTGTCGCCGGCAACGTTCCACTTGGTACCAGTGACGTGGTAGCCGTAGTGGTAATCCACGGCCAGCACATCCTGCATGGAGAGGATGTTGCGGTCGGCGGCCAGACGCAGATCCTGTTGGATGCCCTCGGACACGACGCCGGAGGCGAACATGTACACGGGGTACTTCACCACATGGGTGGAGGTGCCGCCGGTCAGGAAGGTCAGCTGGTCGTCGATCACCACGCGCAGGCCAGCGAAGAAGGCGGACTCGGTTTGAGTCACGCCAACACCGCCGCCGCCCCAGACGATGGAGCCGCCGGTGGAGAGGGCCGAGGTGCTGAAGGTCAGCATCCCGACTTGCTGCAGGTAGTGCGCCACGTTGGAGTGCATGGCGATGGAGTCGAGGTTGTCGCTCCGCTCACCAAGCTTGGCCTTGGCGGCCACCACGTTGGCCACGTTCAGGAAGTTGGCTTCCGTCATGGAGCCGGGGACGCCAGCGAACGTTTTGTTCGTCTGGTTGGCGCCCAGCACACCGGCGCCGCTGATGCCGCCGAACAGGCCCAGCAGTTGGGCTGCCAGGGTGGCGGTCTTCAGCTTGTTGATGGCGGCGGTCAGCTGGTTGCGGACGTGGGCCAGTGGATCGGCGCCAGAGCCCAGCTTGCTGAGGTCGTCGGCGGCGTAGGCGAAGCCACGGTGCAGCAGCGTCATGATCTGCTCGTCGGCCGTCACGTTCTGGGGAACGAGGAAGCCGCTGCCACCGCCCCAGGTGTTGTTGCTGAGGATCTGGGTCTCAGTCGGGGCGATGGGGTCGAAGAAGGGGACGCGCACGCGGGTGCCGCCAGCACGGGCGTCAAGGGCAGCGTTGCGCTGCACGATGCCGCTCTGGACCCACTTCGATTGCTCGAAGATGCCCTCGGCGGTGTACTGCAGGAACTCGGGGCGGGCGACAAGGTTCGACAGGAACGTCGAAGTTGAGCCGTAGTTTCCGGTAAAGGAAGACATGGGATAGCTCCAGTGGAGTCAGGGTTGGGGAGGTGCCCCACAGGGGCTAGTTGAGGCCGGCTTCGGCGCGAAGAAGCCTGGCTTTGTCGGGGTCGGTGGAGAGCATCATCATTTGCTGAGTGATGTTCCAGCCGTCCTTGGACCAGGGGTTGGCTTGGCCGGGGAGGGCGGTGGAGCGGGCACTACCTGCTACACCCATGCCGGCGCGGTTCGTGGCTGCAAAATGATGCTCGTAGCCGCTGCCGGGGTTTTTAAGGTTGGCGATGTATTCGCCAATCGGAACTTCTACGCCGCCAACATAAGCCACAGGCTTTCCGTCTTTGGCGCGAAGGTTCTCCTGCAATAGACGATACAGCTGATCGGGCGCCAATGCACCGGACTGGGAAAGTTGGCCGATTGCACTGGCACGGAGTTGTTCTTGTGTGAAGCCTTGGCGGATTTGTTCGACTTCGGATTCTTTGGTGGCGAGCTGTTGTTTGAGGTCGGAGACGGTTTGTTGGGCTTCTTCCCAGAGGGTTCGGTATTCGCCGGATTCGGCAAGTTTGGCGGTTTTGGCTTGTTCTTGGCTGGCGCGGATTTCGTCGAGTTGCTGTTGGAGGGCTTCGCGGTTTTCGCGGTCTTTGCGGCGCTCGGCAATCAATTCCTGGTTTTTCGCACGAAGCGCGTCGAGTTGGGCGGCCAGATCGGAGCTACCAGCCACAGGCTGAGGAGCAGTTGGCTCCACGGGAGCGGCTACTGCTTGCTGTTCTTCGGGCACGGTTGTGTACTACTTGGACCCTTACAGGCTAACAGTACGGGGACAGGTATTCGCTATTCGGAAATAGGGACGCGCTCTTAATAGTCGGTCTCCAGGTAGCAGCTCATCAGGGCGATACCGATGACGCTGCTGGTGCCGCCAACGCTGATCCAGCCACGTTGGGTCAGGAGCGTGGTGGTGGTTGGCATGTTGGTGTTGATCGTGCCAGAGGCTGTGGCTCCGGTGCCGAGATCGGTCACGGTGTAGCTCACCGATTGCGTACTGCCGGGGGGTGAGAACATCACCAGCTCATAAGCCTTGGTGCGGTCTGTTGTTGGCACAGGGAAGCTGGCGCCGAGGTTGACCTTGGTGATTGCAGCAGTGCCCCGGTGCATGATCTGGATGTTGGCGTCTGCTGCGTCCCAGCCCATGCCGACGATGTTGGTGATCGTGCTCGGCTCAACGTCGGTCGGCGCAGCAGTGGTGTTGGCCATGCCGACAAAGGCGCGGTTCGTGGTTGTTGCGACGCCGGTGGCCGGTCCCCAGCGGCAGACGTAAAAGAAGCCGCCTTCATTCGCAGCAGCGCCGCCGACCGTCCAGCCGAGGTTGGGGTAGCGCCAGCCGGCAACCGCTGTAGTGGCTGCGGTAGTGACGAGATACTCAAGGCGCTGCGTTCGCGTCTGCCTGTTGGTGGTGGCGATGTTGGCGGATGTTGCGGTGCCTGTTGCAGTGAGCGTGGCGGTGCCGATGACGACAGGAGCGTTCGATCCAGAGGCGCCCTGCCAGATGCAGATGCGGTTCTGAGCAAATGTCGGCTGCAGTACAGCAGCGGCCGATGTGGAGCTGTTCTTGAAGCTCGGCATGGAGCGGCCGCCGATTGACAGCGCCGCGAGCTTGCTGCCGGCTGCCGGCGAGGTAGCTGCAGCGTTGTCCGCAAGAACCAGATCGCCCTCGTGGATCGTGACATCACCAGCGCCAGCCAGAGCGCCGGCGTTGTTGAACTGCACCTGACCCGTGCTGCCGCCCGCGCCAGCAGCTGGAGCGGATGCCCAGGTCGGGATTGCGCCAGCACCGGCTGATTGCAGCACCTGGCCGCTGGTGCCGGCGCTGCCGTTCACTTCCAGAGGGCCGCGGAGATTGGCGCCTGTGAGCAGGTTGACGGTCATCAGCCAACCACCACGACGCGGTAGGCGTTAGAGGCTGGAGCAGACGCAAACACCACCGTCAGCGTGTTCACCGTGGCGTGTGTCACATCGGTGATAACTTCCTCGCCGTTGCTGTTCTGGAAGACCGTCACAGCCACATCGAGGCTGTTGAGGTTGTGCGTCACCGTGTAGCTGGTGTTGGTGCCGTCGCCGATGCTCACGGCGAATTTCCTGAGACGGCCGCTCCAGCTGGCCAGCTTCAGCGGGGTGACGAACCGCAGATCGTCGGTGCCGGTGTTGACCTCGGCCTGCGTGGCAATCTCAGCGATGCCGGCGGTCGTCTCACTTGCAGCAGGCGCGGAGGTGCCGAAAGTGACCCAGCTAATAGAGCTACTGTCGATCGTGCCGTTGATCTGATCCTGCCGGTAGCTGGTGGCAGCGCTTGTGCCTTCTTCGACAGTGGTGACGGCCTGCTCCAGCTCGGGGAAGGTGCTGGCGTCGAGTGCCCGCGTCATGGCGACAGCGGCGCCGTTCCAGACGTAAATGCCGTTCTGGGAGGCGGTGCTTTGTGAACGGACCAGCACGCGATCCGATGACGTCATCGTGATGCCGTCGATCGTGGCGCCTGGGCTGGCCAGGTTGAGATTTGACTGGGTGGCGACTCGGCAGCCGTCCTTCCAAGCGAGGCCCTCAACCAAGCTATCCACGTAGCTTTTCGAAGTCGCGTCGCCCGCACTACTCGGTGTCGGCAGGTTTACGACTTTGCTTACCGACTGGAAGTCAAAATCGGTAAAGATTTTCTTGCTCATGTCAGGTCAGCCGCGCAAACCCGGCAACAGGTACTACGAACACGATAGCTGTCGTGTTGATGCTTAAGTGCGTGACCAGGCCCTCGATCTGTTGGCTGCCGGTATCGAAAGCTTGGACACTGGGCTTGAAGCCCAAGTTGTGGTTGATTGTCCACTCGGATGCTGCAGTCGCTTGGTTGTAAATGAAGAAAGCCGAGGCTGGGCCGACTGGTCCCGCTACACCTTGGGCACCTTGCGGTCCTGTCGCGGTGGCTGTAACCACCGTGGTTACAGGTACAGATACAACAGCGGTTGTGTTGTCCCCTGTGGTTACATTTACAGTATTCGTAGACTCACTTATATTTACGGACGTCATGCTGTATAGCCCTCGGATACATAGATAGTTCCTTCGAGATAGTATTCACGGATCGTACTGGGGTTCTCCAGTAGGACGTCGTAATAGCATTCGTTGGGGAACGTCGTTGTTTGACTATCTGTTAGCGAGATGGTGATTTGGCCGCTTGCGCGGTTGGTGTAGGTGATGGCGAAGTCGGCGTATTTTGTTGTGCGGTCGCGGTTCCAGGCTTGGGCGTAGGCGGTCCAGCCGGTGAGGTTGATTGCTGCTCCAGTGCTGTCGTTGAACTGGAGCGCTACGGAGTAGTCGGCGCGGCGCTGCAGGCGGATGTTGTAGGTGCCAGGGGAGACGGCCATGGGACTACTCGACCTCCGATTCGTTCATTGTATCGGTTTCGGATTCCTCGGCCTCGGGTTGCTCGACTTCTTCGAGGTCGCTGTTATCTGGTAGGTCCAAGAGTTCCTCTTCGATGTTGATGTTGTCGGGGAGGATTTCGCCACGGCGGAGGACTTCCAGCAGCATGGCGTTGCTGATCTTGCCGGTGTCGGCCAGTTGTGCCAGGACGGCTACGTCTTGGCCGATCAGGCGGTAGTAGTCGAAGTCACGGTCGATGGTGATTTCGGGGGGCTCCAGGCCGACGTATTGGGCCGCGAAGGCAAAGGCTTGGTTGAGGGCGGACTCCAGTTCTTGGCTGATGATGGAGAGGACGGAGTTGGATTGGGCTTGGTCGATGCGCTTGGCCTCGGCGGATTCGGCCACAAATTTTTGGCCGAAGAGTTTGGTGACGCCAAGCGTGGACATTTGTGAGGCGAGGGATTCCAGTTCGGCCATTTGGGCGTCGAAGCTGGTGGCGTCGGCTTGGACGTAGTACGCCTTGTTGCCGGGTTGCATGGCGATGGCGTAGTTGACGCCCATCGTTGCGGAGCCGGTGGTGTCGTCCCAGCCCTCTAGGACGAGGGTGGGCATGGCGGCGATGTGGAGGGCGTGGATGAGGTCGGCTTGGCGCTGGTAGTGGGTGATGTTGAGGTTGGCGATGTCGAGTAGTGGGGGTTGGGAGATCAGGAGGCCCCGGCGGTTGCTGTAGATCGGGACCAGGGGGATTTCGGGCAGGCTGTAGTCGCCGGATTCGGTGAACTCGACTACTTCTTGGCCGAGGGTGTAGAGGTCGTAGCGGCCGGGGTAGATGACGCGCATCTGCTCGACCTGTTCTTCGCCAAACTCGTTCAGGGGGCGGACGTCGTAGTCGTGGATGCGGACCTGCAAGAGGCGGTTGGTGCCAGACTCTTTGCGCCAGCCCCAGATTTGGGGGGCATCGACGTGGACGAAGTAGGGGCGGCGGCCCAAGGCGCGTTCTTCGGCCAGGTTGCGGGCGCCCATGGCGGCCGGGTAATCAACCAGGATGGCGCTGTGGCCGTAGGTGAGGCTACTGACGAGGGCGCGGCGGGCGTATTCGTTGATGCTGGAGCCCAGGCCGTCGATGTTCTGGATTAGCTCCAGCCAGTAGGGGTCGCCCTCGACGTGGATGGGTTTGCGGAGGATGGCGCCAGCGGCGGTCTCGATTAGGCGGCTGGTGTACGGCGATAGTACGGACCGATCGACGCGGGTGGTGTAGGCGTCGTTGTCTTCGCGGGGTTCTTGGGGGAGGTAGGTTTCGCTGAGGTCGCGGATGTAGTTGGTGCCACGGGTGACGGCGGCCATGACGCCCCAGTCGGACATCATGGCGATGCTGTCCAGGTTGCGAACGAATGGGGATTCGCTGACTACAGCTCCGGTTGGCGGGATGTTGGCGCTGTAGACCACGGCTGGACTCCTACTTTGTACCTATTTTGGCAGTGAACGCGGCCTTGTTACCGTGCGCGAGTGGAATACGCCGGTTCGGGAGCCGTGGAACGCGCTGATCAAGCAGTGTCTTGATGCGATTGATAGGCACGAAGAGCTATACCGTTCCAGTGGGAGTGGGTGGCACGCGGCGAAGGCGCAGGATTTGCGATGGTATGTCGCGGAATTGAAGCAGTGGATTAAAGCTCAGGAAGTTAGCTCCACTTACTGCGATCTGCCCAGAACGCGGCGCTGAGTTTACCCTTGGCAATGTTGGCCGCATGGCGAGCCTTAAACGATGCCCGCCTGGCTTTGTCTGCTGCTGATTCTCCTTTTTGGGGTGGTGAGCCAGTTACGCCCTGCTGACCGAAGCGAATGAGACGCACCACGTTGCCCTCTTTGGCGAGGACTGCGTGGGATTTGTTGGGGTGGTTGGGGGTGCGCTTGGGTTTGTTGTAGCCCTCGAAGGTTTCGCCTCGGTATTCAATCGTCATCGTCGTCTTCCTCGTCGTCGGGGTCGTTGATTGGGACCAGCACTTCGATGCCGTGGGCGAGGATTGTGACGAAGCCGCCCAGAGTTTCGGGGAGGGAAGGGGTTTTGAAGGCGAAGGTGGCGTGCGTGAGGCCGTCTTCGGCGTCGATTTCGACGTGGATGCAGCCCCCGGTGATGGTTTGGATGGGCATTAGCTGGATGAGAGTGCGCCAAGGGAGACTGTGATTGTGGGGCCGGCTTGGGTGATGGTTACGACCTCGAAACGGTAGTCGCGTACGGGTTTGTCCTGGATGAAATAGAGATAGGTGCCGTTGGCGCTGATGCGCTGGGCTCCAGCGTGTTTGGTGGCGGCGGTGACTAGGCCGAAGTCGGTGCCGTTGAGGCTGGCGTAGAAATCGACGTCAATGTGGCCGGAGACAAAATCCGTGACGACGACCTGAAAACAGGTGTGGCCGGCAGTGACGTCGGAAAAAGTTAGTGTGCCTGCCGTGGTGCGGCTCTGGCTGGGGTAGATCGTTAGTTCGCCGTCGTAGACGATGCCGGTTCCAGTGGCCATGGCTTACTTCTTACCTTTTTTGCGGGGTTTTTTCTTCATGCCGGCTTCGGACATGGCGATGGCGATGGCCTGTTTGCGGGATTTGACCACGGGGCCTTCTTTGCTGCCTGAGTGGAGTTCGCCTTTGCTGTATTCACGCATCACTTTTGAGACTTTTTTCTGGGCCTTGGTGGGTTTTTTAGCTGCCATGGCCAGGTCAGAGGCTACATATAAGTCTAGGTGTGTTAGGATCTACAGTGAATCTGTGCTTGTCATGCCGAAACCCCTTCCGCCGCAAGGTATTTTGCAGGAATGCTTGGAGTACGACCCCGAAAACGGAGAATTGGTATGGCTTATGCCGGATCCGCAGTCGCGTGTTCGACCGGGCACGTTTTTCGGTACAAAAACATCGGTGGCGTCTGGGTCAAACAGTACCAAGCATTACTACGCGGGCAGGTTTCACACGGTTACTTACTACGCACATAGGTTGATTTGGATGTATATGACGGGAGAAGATCCAGGGGAGTTGATGGTTGACCACATAAACGGGAATGGTTTGGATAATAGGTGGAAGAATCTGCGGACAGTTAAACGGGGACAGAATATCGCTAATCAAAGAGGGCATAGAAGGAGACGTTCGCCCTACAAGCATGTGTATAGACGCGGACTTAAGTGGATTGGACAGGTACGACGCAACGGAAGGTTGTACTCGACGCCGGTTTTTGTCACGGCAGAGGAGGCAAAATGCGCGGTAGAAGTGATTATTACCAGACTCGATAGTTAGTTTTGCCCATGTTTTCAGGTTTAGCGAGGTTAAATACTTGCAGACACATGTACCCCAGGGCATCGAATGCGTGATCTACGCCAAGATTTTTATTGGGGAGGCCGGTGTTGGGCGCATAAGTGAGGGTACGGAGAGATTTTATCAATTCTTTACACTTGGGGCTAATGCGGATGCGGCGGTTGCCCGCTGCATCCAGTAGACCCATGTTTACGGCATTGATCTTGTCGCGGATTTTCCAAGGGGCTCGGGGGCTGGAGACGGTGAAGCCGGATTTGCGGAGGATGGAGTGGTCGGTTTGACCCACGCCGGAGGTTTTGCGGGCGCCGCCGGTGGGATCTGGGCAACTGATGATGCGACGTTCGACTCCGAACTTCTGTTGTACAACTTCGCAGAAATCCCAGGTCGTGGCGCCGCCCGTGAGGATGATCTCGTCAAATACCCAGAGTTCGTCGCCTTTTTTGACGGCGCAGATCCCGGCCATGAAGTCGACATTGAAGTCCAAGCCGATGAGCAGTGGGAGTATCGGGAGGTCTTGGACGATTTTGTCGATGTTGTCGTCGGAGAAGGAGATGGCCACGAGGCCGGAGAGGTTTTCGAAGCTGGCCTCGAATTCTTGGCGGAAGGTGCGGGCGTCGAGTTGGGCGCGGGCGGCTTCGATTTCGGCGGCGGGGACGTTATCGCCTTCGATGGTGGTGAATTGCCAGCGCTGCCAGTCCGCGTCGCCCTCTTCGCAGTAGCACCAGAGGTCGTAGAACCAGCTGGCGGTGCCGTCCGGGGTGGAAATGAAGAGGGCCCAGCCCTGTTTGTCGGCGAGGGCGGGGCGGATGACCTCGAACCAGACCTCGGAGTCCATGAAGGCGGCTTCGTCGAGCACCACGCCGGCCAAACTGCGGCCGCGCAGGGCCATGGCGTTTTCGGTGCCCTTCAGTTCGATGGTGGAGCCGTTGACGAGTTCGATTTTGAGGTCGGTTTCGTTTTTGGATTTGATCCAGGCTTTGGGGACAAGCTTTTTAAGTAATTTCCATACAATATCCTTGCTCATTCTGTACGTGGGAGCACAGTAAAAGAACGTTTCTCCGGGTCTTTCTATAGCTCCACGGAGAAGTTCTATGCAGGAAAGGTAGCTTTTGCCGAAACGCCGTCCAGCCACTAGGACGCGGAAACGCTTGCGGGAGCTGAATACCTCGCCTTGGGCGTGGCGAAGGCTGATGGTGTTGTCACTCATGCGTCTTTCCGGGATTGCGGTTCTGTGCTGCCCACACTGGACGGGTATTGGTGTAGTGAAAACACTCCTGTACGGCTGCTGGCTCGGTCAAATCGAACCCTTTACACGGTTTTATGTGATCTATGTGCCAGGTTCCCCAGTTGGCCCATTCCATGCCTTCCTGCCAGTGCCTCTCAATGTAGTACATGTATTCCTCTATCGAGCATCCCAGCAGCTCTGCGATCTTGGTGCAGCGATGGCGCGAACCTTTGATGCGGCTACGCAGAACATTGTTGATACGGTTACGGAGACGGGCGGCTACGTCTTTGTGACGATGCTCAGCACGATTCTTTTTACGGCACGTCTCGCATTTACTGCCCAGATAACTTTGTCCTTTTACCGTAAATCGGCACCAGCGCCGTAGGTCTACGTGCCCATGTACGCACGCTTTTCCGGTGTAGAACAGCGGTAGTCCCAATCGTTCAGCTTCTTCGGCAGTAGCCGGGTAGTTCATAGTGTGTATGGTTCCCTAAACACTACGGTAGCATATTTTTTGGGTACCCTACACACGTAAAGCGTAGAAACGCGACCTATACCCCCTTGTTACACACAACAGTTATTTTCAAATGTAGCTCCAGGTTCCCTGAGCAGCGCCACGCGCCACCAATCGCCGGACCCTGCCCCCGGTAGTGCGCCCGTACTAGTCCGGCAGCGGCTGGCCTGGCGTCAGGCCGCCAGCAGCCGCCGAACAGTGGAGCGGCTGCAGCCGAGGCGGTCAGCGATACGCTGCTGTGTCCAGCCTGCGCGACGCCAACGCCTGGCGCGTTGTTGCCGAGATTCCGAAGCCCAGCA